GCTGGTGCCTGATTGCCCTTGACCCGCGCTATGCGGAGACCATCGCCCAGCACGGGCAGCCCGCCTGGCTGCTGACGGATTGCGATGGCACCGGGCACATTTGGGCCGAAAACTGCGGCCAGTACGCCATTGTACACGGTGCACCGAGGCAGCAGTTTGTGTGGCTCTGCATGGCCGCCCAGCGCGGCTATGAGGGCAGCTATGCCGACCGCAGTGACAGCAGCTACCCCGCAGGCGAACCGGCAGGCATTGAGCTGGCCGCCAGCGCTGCTGCCCGCGCCCAGGACAAAAGCACCACCGCCGCAGATGACCTGTTGGCTATGGACACCGGAGCAGATGAAACCGCAGACATATTATTGGATGAATCGGAGGGATCAACATGAAGAAATTATCCGGCGTGGCAATCGTAACGACCGCTGAGGGCGAACGCGTGAGCTACACATACACCGAATTGGACAGTGATGGCAACATCACCAGCCAGAACAACCGGGGGTCCTTTGTAGCCCTGGACGAAGAGGTTCTGGCCGCCATTGCCACGCTGAAAAATGCCGTGAACGCGCGGCTGTAAGGAGGAAAAGACCATGACCGATACCAAACGCATTAAAGAGTGCAAACGCAAGATTATTGCCGCGATCAATGAAGCGAAAATCCCCTTTGCGGTATCTGAGCTGATCCTCGAAAACATGCTTGCCGTCGTGCGTGAAAATATGGCAGCCGAAGAAGCCGCGGCGGCAAACATCGAAACTCCGAAAACAGAGGAAGAAAAAAATGCCGAATTAAGGCGCTGAGGAGAAAAACGAATGAAACAGGGAACGCAATTTGCGCTGCCGGTTGAAATCGGCATGAGCCTGGACGAGGTAAGCCGGATCGAATTTGTGTTCAAACAGAAGAGCTGTAAGGGCTTCCCAGCCATTAAATCCAACGTCTGGCCGGATGACTGCACCCGGCAGGAAGGACAGAACATCATCCTTATTCCCTGGACGCGGGCGGAAACTTATAGATTTCTCGGCGGCGAGACGCTGTACATGGACACCCGCATCACATTGCGGGACAGCACTGACCAGCCGCAGACTGAGATCCTGGCTCTTAAAATGAGCCCGACCTTATTCCAGGAGGCGGATGGCTCATGATCCAGGTGCGAGTGGCCCAACAGAGCGCCGTATCGGTGCGCATTGCCGGAGCGGCACCCGTGCGGGTGGACGTGACCGGCACCGCAGTGGTTAGTGCGCCGGAGTATAGCGGGCCGTATGACATCACGCCGTTGTTTACGGCGCAGGTTTTGCCCACGGCGAAAAAACTGATGCAGAAAGACGTGACAATCCGCAAGATACCGCAGTACGAGGTATCCAACGATTCAAGCGGCTACACACTGATAATAGGAGATGAATACTACAATGCCCAATAAATACGTAAACAAGGTGGTTATTGGCAAGGAGACTAAGCTGGACCTTACCGCAGACACTGTAACCCCGGACAAGCTGGCCAAAGGTATCACGGCGCACGACAAGTCCGGCGCCCCTATTACCGGTACCAGCACGAAAGACGCGGATACCAGCGATGCCACCGCAGCTGTGGCGGAGGTTTTGAACGGGAAAACATTCTACGCGCGTGGCGCTAAAATGACCGGCACGATGCCCAACAACGGCGAAGTCAACGGTGAAATCAGCACCGTTTCTGGTAAGTACACCATCCCCATGGGCTTCCACGATGGCGCAGGCGGGGTGACCATCGCAGCGACCGAACAGGCCAAGCTGGTGCCCACAAATATCCGCGAGGGCGTTACGGTCCTGGGCGTGAAAGGCTCTATGAGCGGCAGCGAAGGTATGAAGCCGCAGGCCAAGAGCGTTACGCCGACCTTTGAGCAGCAGGTTGTGCTGCCCGACAAAGCGTATAACTGCCTGTCCCAAGTTACTGTGCAGGCGATCCCGGCCACATACGTTGATAACGCCGCGGGCGGGCAAACCCTGACGATCGGGGGTTGAGCATGGCCGTAAACAAGGTTGTTATCAATGATAAAACCGCCATTGATCTGACCGGCGACACCGTGACACCCAGCGATCTGGTGGAGGGTGTAACTGCGCACGATGCCACCGGCATGCAGATCACTGGCACTCGCCCCGCCACAAGCGGCACGGATACCAGCGATGCAACGGCGACGGAGGAAGATATTGCTAGGAACAAAACGGCGTATGTGCAGGGCAAAAAAATCACGGGCAAGCTGTACGAGACTGCCAAAGGGAAAACAAAAAGCTACTTTACTTGGGGCTCTGAATATGTCACGTTGAAACGTGCCGACAAAAGGGATTTAATCAACATAAAAATGCCCTGGATTGGCAACGACGAAATCATGCGGATCGGTAGCTACATAGAGCTTGGAGCCGATGTTACTCTTTTTGGCGACGCTACCGCTGCGGATGTTGCAAAAGGCAAAACCATGACATCCGCGGCAGGGCTGAAAGTTGTCGGTACCAACACCAATGACGCCGATACCTCCGACGCCGATGCGACAGCGAGCGATATTGCAAAAGGCAAAACGGCGTATGTGCAGGGGGCCAAAGTTACGGGCAAACTGACAGAATACCTTGCAGGGGAAACACTAAGTTACTATACCTCCGGCGATGAAGAGATCACGATTAAGCGTGACAGCGACAGCGATAACATCAGCATAAAAATCCATTGTTTTGACGATGACAAGATTATGCGGCACAACAGTTACATAAAGCTTGGAGCCGATGCTATTCTTTTTGGCAACGCTACTGCTGCGGATGTTGCAAAAGGCAAAACATTTACGAGTGCAGCGGGGGTAAACGTTACCGGTACTGCGGAGCCTGCCGAGAGCAATAACAACGTTGAGGCATATGCCGTCACAGACACCAGTCCCAGCGTGAATTTTAAGCGCACTGACGGGGCAATCAAGATCTGGGGCTACGGCACCATGACCAGTTCCGGCGGCTGGGGCCAGCAGACTACGAGCCTGGTCGCGTTTGAGGGCGACAAGTACCACAAGGGCGCCATATACGGCGGCCCAAGCAGTACCAGTTTGAGCCTAAGCATCAGCAACGGAAAACTGACTGGCCTGCCGAGTGGACTGACGGCGATCAGCGCGATTGTAACGAGAGGTATATGATATGAGACTTTCAAACGGTGACGTCCTGCTCCGCTGGCCCCTGGCCCAGCACATTATCACCGCGGGCTGGCTCTACAATGATGGCAGCCTGCACCGGGCACTGGATTTCCGCGCGGCCGTTGGCACCCCCGTGTACGCCGCAGAGGGTGGCACGGTTGCAATCGCGTACCACTGGAACGGCAAGCGCACCCAGGGAGATACCAACAGTTACGGCAACATGGTCAAGCTGCGCCATGCAACCTACAAGTACGGTACATTGGAAACGCTGTACGCCCACCTGAGCAAGCTCTGCGTGGCCCAGGGTCAGCAGGTGCAGGAGGGCCAGCTGATCGGCTACAGCGGCAATACCGGCAACTGCTACGGTGCACACCTGCATTTTGAAGTGCGCTGGAAAGGCAACCGCACCAACCCGCTGAACTGGCTGGACAACGATTTTGAGACGGCCAGCAGCGCGGTAAAATTGGGCAGCTACAGCAGCGTACAACACACAAAGGAAGTGGAACACATGAAGCATGCTATTGATGTAAGCAAGC